TTTGAAACACCTCGCTTAAAATTTAAAATAAACATCCAATTTGACTTTTGAGTGATATCTTACTCCCTCTATATCATAATCAATTCTTTCTATACATTTCTTTAATAAATGATTTTTTTCTTTTGGGGGCATAGATTCATCTTTTAAAGCAAGAAGTGCATCTTTAAAACGCATTTTCTTGTCGTTACAAGATTCAGGAGGGGGTATTAGGGAGAGAGTGTTGATTTTGCCAAGGATTTCTTGTCGTTTTTTCTCTAACTCTGCATGGCGTTGTGTGAAAATACTGGTTGAATATACTTTTGTTTCAAGTAGTTCAAATAGAGTTTCCTCTTTGCTGTTTAGTTTGGTTAACTCCTGGCGCAATCCCCGAATCTTTTCGCTTGAATCAGATACATTACACTCATGAACGGTGATGTCAAAATCGTCTATAGCACACTGAACTGCGTCAATGACAGCATTTATTACTAAATCATATCTCGATGATTGAACATCACATAATTTGTTAGGACATGCGTAACGATGCCCACCTCGTGACTCTGTTACATTTAGTCTTGATATTTTTCTGCCGCATCTTTTACAGTACATAATTCCGTAAAGTGGATTTTTTAAAGAGCGGTCATTCGTAAAGGATTTATTTTTAGACAGACGTTCCTGAACAGACATAAACAAACCGTGATTAACTATTGCATCATGCTTCCCATCAAATAATAGATAATCGTGTCTTTCGGGGCGATATTTTTTTAATTTTCCATCTTCCATTACCGTTTTATTAGGGGTAAATCCCCATCGTATTTTTCCGTCATACACAGGATTTGATAAAATCCGTTTCACGCTTCCTTTAGTCCATATCTGCTTGCTAGGAGGTATATATCCTTCTGCATTTAATTCGTTTGTAACCCCACATATTGTTTTCCCTTCGGCATACTTCTGGAATATTATTCGCACGATTCTGGCTTCATCCTCTATGGGTTCTAAAGTGCTTACTTTGCCATAACGTACTTTTCTATAGCCAAAAGGTGGAATAGGTTGAATGAAATTACCAGCTCGCACAGATGCCAGCTTTCCTCTTGCTTGAACCATCTTATAATAATCCAGGTAGTCGGCCCCGTGATTCAATTCCATTTTCAGTAATTTCATATCTGTTCCGGTAGTATCGTTTAAGTCATAAGTCTTATAGGGCGTTATAATTAAAGTATTAGTATATTTAAATGCATTGATTATATGTCCTTGGTCCAATAAATCGCCACGAGAAAGCCTCTGGGGATCAACAACAAGAACTCCTGCTATTATCCCGGATTCCATCATTTTTAAAATTTCTTTCATTAGAGGTCTGTCTTTGATGGTCCCGCCAGAGACTACTTCTCTAAAAATATATTTTTCAGGAATAAGCTCACCAAACTCACGCTTGGCAAGTGATTGAAGTTCTTTTTCATGTCGTTTTAAAATATTTTCGACATCTTGATTATATTCATCAGCACGTGATTTTCTGAGATACATTAAATAAATGCCTTTTGAATCATTATACATTGATTGCCTCCCTAAAAAGGGTATAAAAAATACACCCTATGCAAACGGCAGGATGTATGATATAATTTATCTGTGTTTATTATCAATCATCCTGGTTGATAAGTTACGAATCCGGTATTGCCAGTACCGGATTTTTTATTTGTAAAATAATTATACGATAGATAGAACATATGTGCAAGAGAAAAGAGCAGCGGATGAACTGCCCTTTTGCATATAAGAAATACCAGCGTACCGGTGCAAACATTATTGACCGGTAGCAACGGAAGTATATGCATCCTGAATTTCTTTAGATTGTGTAGTATAAACATCTTGAAGCTTTTTAGCCCATTCTTCGTATTTGGAGTAGTCATCTCCGTTTTTATTCATAAGATCTGCCATTTCTCCAACACCAGTATTACAAATCTCAGCCAATTTTTCAACTTTTGAGTTACAAATTTCGGCGAGAGCATTTATATCTTTGGATTTTTCTGAGGCTTCTTTATTAAATTCATCTACTAAGCCAGGAGTAGCATCCTTAAGCTTCTGAGTATAGTTATCTAAAATAGACTGATAAGACTCTTTGTTTTTCTCTGTGGCAGCCTCTGGAGCGGCAGTAGTAGCTTCGACTTTTGTTTTAGTATCAGATGAAGAGCTTGTATTTCCATCACCGCAGGCAGTAAATGATAATGACATTACTGCAATTAAACTAAGTGCTAATAATTTCTTTTTCATAAGTTTTTTCTCCTTTTCCTCGTATGAATAAAAATTTAAATAGTTATAAGTGCAATTATACACTAAATATGGTGAGATGTATATAAGAAACGGAAGATTTTATAAGTGATTTTGTGAAAATGCATGAAAATAAATTTTTTTGCAAAAAATGCCGACAAAACGAAAAATTTATACATATTGAATGGGCACAAACGAACTGGCAATTCATTTGTGAATTTAATGGTGTATTATTTTTTTCTTACAAAAATTCTTTTGATTTTAAATTTAGTACACTGATTTCGAAAGGAGGAAAATGTTAATTTACCGAATCTGTCATACTATTAATATCAGGGAAAAGTTACTAATTGACGTACAAATGTTCGAGTAGTATAATTGTAACAAGAAATCGAATGAATGTTCTTGGTTGTATAGAATTCTGAAAAAGAGCAAAAACTAAACCTCATTAATAGAAAGGAGAATGGTAATGAGAGTGCTTTTAACAGAAGCCATGCAGGAGAAAAAAATATCTTTTCGAGGTTTAGAAAAATTAACAGGAATTAGTCATTCAACTTTAAACGATATTGCTACAGGAAAAATAAGTCCCAGATTGGATGTATTAGAAATAATTGCTGAGAAATTGGAGATGACCATATCGGATTTATATGAATCACCATATAAGTAAAAAAGTGTCCGTGTATACGGACACTACTACATATCCTTGATAAAGTATGATAAAATAATCATATAATGTATCGAAAAATGAACCATATTAGCAGAAGAATGTGAAAGGAGCAAAATGACGAAGAAAGAATTGATTGAAATATATTACCCGGAAGGAGAGTACATATCATGAAAGAAAAAATTATCAAACTTTTAGATCGAGCAGACTATCGAAAATTAGAATTAATATATAGAATAGTGAAGAAAATAGTAGGAGCCGAGGATTAACCCTCGGCTTCGGCTTTATTTTTTAATGTTTTCTATCAGGGTATCCATGATAATTTCTAATTGACTCCATTGTTCTTGATTTAATTTCGCAAGACCAGAAATTAATCTCTTTTTAAAATCCACAGTTTCATCCGAAATTAAATCTCCTAGAAAATCAGCAATTTCTTGGTCCTTTGTAAGTTCTATAAATATTTCACCCTCGCCATTATTTAACCAGGATTCTCTAACTTTAAACTCTTTGCATATTTTTTCTAAAACTCGTTCGCTTGGGATCGCTCCTTTATTAATAATTTTAGAGACGTATGCCGGAGTTACGTTTATGGCACTCGCAAAATCACTTTTTGAAATCTGCAGTTCATCTATTAAGACGGATATTCTCTCTGAAGTTGTCAAAAGTATTCACCTCTCTTTCTTTTTACATCTTATCATATTTGGTTTTGCTAATCAACAAAAAAAATTAACTGAGTTAAAAAAAGACTTGACTAATTTACTTAGTTAATATATAATTTAACTAAGTTCAAGAAAAGAAAGGAGGAATACAAATGTCGAAGAAAACTAAGTTAACCGACAAAGAAAAAGAAATAATTAAAAAGGTAACAGATTACATCCAGTATGTTCCTGATGAACAAAAAATTTATATTCTTGGCGTAGTTGATACGGTTGGAATGTTATGTAGAGATGAGAAAGCAGGATAGGAGGGAGATAATTAATCAAGAACCAATAAAAATAGAAGACAGACAAGCTGTTGTACATAAACATGAATATGAACATAAATGAGGAGCAATTGAATGGAAAAAGAAGTAATCACTTTGGAACGTGAAAATTGTGTTATTCGTATTCACAGGCCTGATATTCCGGAGGAAGAAAGACAACGGAGAATGGAAGCGTTTAAGCAGGCAGCCGCAACATTTATGAAAGCTGTTTACAGACAAAACCAAGGAATATGAAAAAAATGTGCCTGCGGGAGCGGCAACTCCCAATGGGCACATAGAAAATAAAGCACTTAAAGTATACCTCATGATAGAGGAAAAGAAAAGGAGAAATTATGACCACAGAAGAAAACAAGTTTTTAGGATTAGAAGAGATTAAGAATTTGCTTGAAAAAGTATACGCAGCACAGCAGGCGGGAAACTGTGTCATTTTTAGACATAGTAACTACTCAACAGAAGTAATTGCTATGCAGGGCGAAATCTCTGAGGAAAAAGAATGGGATAAGCAATTTTATATGTATAATAACGCACCAGAGGAGCAGAAAGCTACATATAATGAATGTATTTTGTATCTTGAAAAACTGGCAGGTGAGGAAGATGATAATTAATTTTTTACTGAAAAAATATAGCCAAAATGAATCGGCTCTGGAACAGGAGCCTACATCGTTTCTACTACTGAGACGCAAGGCAGCTTTGACAGAGTTAATCGCGATGGATATGAAAAAGAATGGAGTACATAGATGAAAACAATTAAAATTACTCCGAACCTCGCAAGAATCCAATTTGATTCCATGGAAGAGTGGCTGGTAAGGGCATCGGCGGTTCCGATGCCTCTGCTATCCTCGGATTAAATCCGTATAAAACAAACCAGGAACTGTGGATGGAGAAGAAAGGACAGATGTCTCCTGTGGATATTTCGGGCAAATCATATGTCAAGTATGGAAACGATGCAGAGCCGCTGCTTAGAGCATTGTTTGCTTTAGACTATCCGGAATATACGGTTGAGTATTACGACAACAACATGCTCATTAATAAAAAATATCCCTGGGCACACGCTTCCCTGGACGGAGAATTGATAGACAGTGAAGGACGAAGAGGTATCTTAGAAATTAAAACCTCGAACATACTGCAGTCCGTGCAGTGGCAAAAGTGGGATAACCAGATACTGGACAACTATTACATACAGGTCCTCCACTACCTGCTGGTTACGGAATATGATTTTGTCGTGCTGAAGGCACAATTAAAAAGTGTGCGTGATGGCGAAGTGAGACTTACAACAAAGCACTACTACATTGAAAGGGAAGAAGTGCTTGATGATATTGAAATGTTAAAAAACGAAGAGGAAACGTTCTGGCACAGCCTGCAAAGCGGACAGGAGCCGGGGCTTCTTCTTCCGGAAATATAGAAGGAGGGGTAATCAAATGGAGTTAAAGATTTATAACCCACAGGCAGACGGCTTTTTAAAAGCAATTGATTGGAATTTTGAAGAGTTAAAAGAAGAAATCACAAAGAAATCAAGCGATTATCTGAATCTCGTTTATAGCGATGACCAGATAAAAGATGCAAAGCAGGACAGAGCAAACTTAAGAAAGCTTGTTACTGCTCTTGAGAATAAGAGAAAAGAGATTAAGAAAGAAATCATGGTTCCTTATGATGATTTTGCTTCAAAGGAAAAAGAACTGGTTGAGATCATCAATGGAGCAATCGAGAATATCGATACACAGGTAAAAGGATATGAAGAAGGATTAAGGCAGGAGAAGCTTGCAAAAGTCAAAGAGATTTATAAGGAGTGCATCGGTGATCTGGACAGAACAATTCCTTTTGATAAGATTTTTAAAGAATCCTGGCTGAATGTATCTACAACATTAAAATCCATAAAAGAGGAGATTATCACTATCCGGGAAAAGGTAGACGGGGATTTAAAGATTATCAATGCAGAAAACAGTCCTTATATCTATGAGATGAAGGAAGAGTATTTAAAAGACTTTGACCTTATGGCGGCAATGGCAAAAAAACAGCAGCTTGAAGATACAGCAAAGAAGAAAGCCCTTTACGAAGAACAAAAGAAACAGGAAGCAGAAGAAAAAGAGCGCAGGAGAAAAGAAGAGGCCGCCAGGGTAGAAATGGCCGGTAAGGTACAGTCTGCCCCTATTCCGGAAAAACAGCCGGATCCGGCAGGTATTGTTACACAGCAGCCGGCTATCGCAGAAAGTTATCAAGAGCAGGCTGCAAAACTCAGACGTAAAAGAGTAGTGATTGAGATTACAGCGAACGAAACACAGTATGCTTACTTAAATGAAGTGTTAATAAAATTAAAGAACAATGCTGAGAAAGTAGAGATTTTAGAGAAGGAGGAATTATAAATGGCAGTATCAAACACATTGGCAAAAAAGAGAACAGAAGCTTTTCAGAATGTTCAGTCCGCTTCTTACGAGGTAGGAGGCATGAAGATTGAACTTACTCCGGAGATTGTAAAGCAGTATATGGTTTCCGGAAACAAGGATAACGTCACAGTAGATGAAGTTATCATGTTTATGAATCTTTGCAAGAACAGTGGCCTTAATCCGTGGGCAAAAGAAGCGTACTGCATTAAGTACGGAAGTGAGCCAGCAACGATGGTTATCGGTAAAGAAGCTTATATGAAACGTGCAGAGGCAAATGATAATTACGATGGTTTCGAAGCCGGAATCATTGTTCTTGATGCACAGACACAGGAAATAATACATAGAACCGGTTGTTTTAAGCTGCCTTCCGAAGAGATTCTCGGAGGATGGGCGAAAGTTTACCGCACCGATCGCACTCATGCATACGAAGCAGAGGTTTCTTTTGATGAATATGCCGGTAGAAAGAAAGACGGAAGCTTAAATGCCCAGTGGAGTAAGAAGCCATCTACAATGATCCGCAAGGTTGCATTGGTACAGGCTTTAAGGGAAGCATTTCCTTCGGCATTCGGCGGCATGTATACGGCAGAAGAAAAGGGATTTGCAGAAGATGTTGCTGGTGAGGTTTATGTTCCTCCGGTAGAAGCTGCGGCAATCGAAGAAAAGGCAATGATACAGCCGGAAGTGGTGGCTTCTGCTATAAAGGAGCCGGCATCTGATCAGGGACGTTCGCAGGCACCAGAAGGCCAGCAGACATTTTTTTAAAGGATTAAAGCAATGACGGAAATTCATTTTACAGTGCCCGGACCTCCGAAAGGAAAGGCCCGGGCCAGGACCGTACATACAGGCGGTCGAACATTCTCGTACACCCCAGAGGGAACAGTTCTTTATGAGAACCTAGTAAAAACTTGCTTCTACCAGACTGGGGCGCATCCCTTTGATGCGGATGAGGAGCTTAAAGCAAATATCATAGCATATTACCCGATCGCAAAGAGTACGAGTAAGAAAAAGCGGCAGCAGATGCTTGCCGGTCTTATCCGGCCGACAAAGAAGCCGGATTTAGATAATGTTATAAAGAGTATCTTAGATGCGTTAAACAAGGTCGCTTATCATGACGATACGCAGATTGTTTCGTTGTCTGTAGAGAAATTTTATTCAGGCTCTCCGAGGGTGGAGGTCAGTATAAGTAACTTAGAAAACAAATCATAGAAAATTAAATATTGAGTCCTGAAAGGAGTCTTATGACATATTTAGATATGCTCAATAATTTTTACGATTTTTGCGAGTGCAACGTCGTTTCTGGAAATGCGCAATTGCTTTTTCATACACTTTTAATGATCAACAATAGGTGCGTTTGGGAACAATGGTTCTCTCGCACTAACGTAAGTCTGAGCGAAAGAATGGGTATTAGTGAGAAAGCCTTTATTCGTGCCAGGAACGAGTTGAAGCAACTTGGGTTGATTGATTTTATATCTTCAAAAAAGCGAGGGACATGCACTAAGTACTGCATTTTGTACAATACAAATGACAGTACAAAAGAAGTACAAAAGAAGCACAAAAGAAGTACAAAGGAAGTACAAAAGGCTGACATAAATAGATATAAGACAGAGACTAAGATAAAAAAAGATATATCTGACGATATATCTAAAAAAACACGCACAATCTTCAAAGCACCGACTGTGCAGGAAGTGAGGGATTACTGTGAGCAGAGAAACAACAGTATCGATGCGGAGTATTTCGTAGATTTTTACACATCGAAGAACTGGATGGTGGGGAAGAACAAAATGAAAGACTGGAAGGCGTGTGTGAGAACTTGGGAACGTAATAGCAAGCAGGAGAACCCCGCTAAGCAGCAGGCAAGCAGGAATGGATTTCACAATTTTGAGCAGCGTGAATATGATTACGGTGCACTGGAAGAGAGGCTCACGGGAGGTAGATAACAATGATAAAAACAGACACTGAAAAATTGACTGTAGAGATGGAAGGGAATCTTGCGGACTACATGATGGATTTCGTGCTGATTGTAGAAGGAATAAAAGAAGAAGTTTTGAGAGAAGACTTAAGACATATGAAAGAGATTGCTAATATTGCCTTTGATACAGAGAATCCAGAAGAAACAGCAGAAAAGATAGAAGAATATTTTAGTCGCTTAAAGCTGGACACGCCTCTTTAGAGGATTTTTACATTACAGCAACTTGTTAACCGCTCCATGTGCGAACACGGAGCTATATGCCATTGATTCCCCGGCAATGCCGGGGAGAAGGAGTAAACATGACAGAAAAAATTTTAAAAAATAACCAGGCAGTAGTCGCAGGAGAAATTATCTCTGATTTTGAATTCAGCCATGAGGTTTTTGGAGAAGGATTTTATTTTGTGAAGTTAAAAGTGAGCAGACTTAGTCACTCAAGTGATATTATTCCGTTACTTGCATCAGAACGGCTTATTGATGTGAGTGAATCGCATATAGGTCAGTTTTTGGAAGCTCGTGGACAGTTCCGTTCGTATAACAAACAAGAAGGCAATCGAAGTCATCTGATTTTATCCTTATTCGTGATGGAACTTGAATTCATCGACAGTATAGAGAATCGAAATCCAAATACGATTTTTCTTGATGGATATATCTGTAAAGAGCCAGTATATAGAACAACACCTCTTGGAAGAGAAATTGCAGATGTGTTATTGGCTGTAAACAGGGCTTATGGCAAGTCTGATTATATTCCGTGCATATGTTGGGGACGTAATGCGAGATATGCAGGTAACCTTACAGTGGGAAGCAGGATTCAGTTACGGGGACGTATTCAAAGCAGAGAATATCAGAAACGAATTGGAGAAGGTAAGGTAGTTGATAAGATAGCTTACGAAGTTTCTGCAAGCCAGATGGAATACATCGAGGAGGAAGAATGAAGAAGATTGAAATAGATATCCCTCTTGAGGCTTACACAGACAATGTCAGAAGAATCATCGAAAGAAGCTTACATGATTTAGAAGCAGAGCCCCCCTATTTGACTTCATTTCTTTGTGATCCGAAGCTGACAGAAGAAGACTTAGAGACAGCACTGCATATCTTAGAAAAAGCAGGAACAGAATTAACAAAACAAAAGTTTATTAGAGCAGAGCTGGAAGCCAGAAAAGAAGTAGTTAATCCGGAAGTATTCCCAGAAGACTTAAGAAAGGATTGGGAAGATATGCGAAAAGCTGCAGAAAGGAGAAGAAAGAGATGATTGACGAAAAAAGACTCATTAAGGAATGTGAAGAGAGATTACTTGTAGGCACAAACGTAATTAAGCTGATTGAAGAGCAGCCTAAAATTTGTGAATGGATACCGTTAGAAGAAAAAACACCCCAGAACGGAGAACATGTATTGTTATCATTTGCAAATGAGAAGCAGGAGCCGCTTGTAGGCACTTGGAAAGTAGATGATGAGGGAGGAGCTTTTTATGCTCCATTTACAGGCAGAACATATGCATCTTTAGGTTGTTTTGTAACAGCATGGATGCCGCTGCCAGAACCGTACAAACCAGAGGACATAAAAGAAGCACCTTGGAAAAATAGAGCATTAGGTGATTTCATGAAAGGAGCAAACAGATGATTAATCCATGCGTGAAATGTCCCGAAAGAGACCGTTGCGAGGGAATGAATCAGCCATGTAAGCAAGGTAAAGCCTACCAGAAGTGGAAAGCTGGATGCAAGAGAGTGGCGGAGCATATAAAACGGGTGAATAAGAGGAAGAAGTAAATTATGAGTCACGAATACAAAATATTAGAACAAATGCTTATCGAAGGGAAGATAAGCCGTCAGGAGTTTAAAGAGAGGATAGATGCTGAATACAATAAATTGGAGCGGGAGCTTATGAACGATGAGATCGCACCGGATGAACATGTTGAGAGATATAATGCTTTGATGGAGCTGGAGCCTCAGTCGTTCGGACCACCGGAGTTGCATGAGCATATTTGAGAGGAGCAAAGAATGAGTATAACAGAAGCAATAGTAATTATAGCAGCATTAATTTATACAGGATTTGTATCTTACATACTTAACAAGTGAGGCGAGAATATGGGAAGAAGTATTTATCTGACAGAAAAAGAAATACTTGCATTGATCGATGCGTCAAGTGAGTGGGTTGACATGATGATGAACGGCGGTGTTCCGGCGATGCAGGAAGCAGACAATAAATTAAACGATGGTTTGGGACGAGCCTTGAAAAAACTATATAAGGGAAGAAATGGGGAAAAGGCTTACGAGGATTATTAGGGGGGGACGAGGATGGATACACGAAATCACGAACACTACAAAGACAAAACAGCACATGATGCGATTAAGGCAGCGGATAAGCCGCCGGATTCGGTAACAAGAACAATTAATGCTATGAAAGCAGTAGCGGCAATAGATGAATTTGAAGTATTTGGACGGATTAAACTCAGAGATAAGAAAACAGGCAAGATTTATAGATAGCAGGAAAGAGGTGATTCCGTTGGAAAAGTCAGTCCTGATCCAGTACTGCGATATGCAAGCGGAGATAAAAGAGTTAAGGAGACTCATAAAAATGACGGAGGAGCGATTAGAGAAGATTGAGAAAGAAGGAGCGGTGAGCGATGTAGTGTCAGGCGGCATGGGAGGAATACAGCATTTTAAAGTGACGGGTTTCCCTACTCCAGAACACGCAAAAGTAGAACAATTATTAGTATCAAGGCGGCAACGCTTGAAAATGAAAGAAACAGAACTTCTCGAAATTACGAATCAGGCAGAAGAATACATAGAATCTATTGAAAAAAGCGAAATTCGAATCATGTTCCGTTTGTATTATATCGAAGGATTGACTTGGGCACAAGTAGCTTACAGAATGAATAATCTATTTCCCAAAAGAAAAGTAACTTACACTGAAGAGAATTGCAGGAAAAGGAATTTTAGATTTTTTGAAGAAAATTTGAAAATGTCCCCCAATGTCCCCTCAGAGTATGATAAAGTGTAAAATGAAATAAAAAGGCATAGCCGCCTTGGTTATTTCTCCGTAAAACTTTCTTGAGATACATCCTACAGAAATGTAGGGTGTATTTTTGTTATATAAAAAATCGTAGTAGTATGGAAATTTATCGATATATATTGTAAAATAAAGAAAAATGTTTTACGGAGGAAAAACAATGAAAAGGAATACAGTGGCTTTTTTGAATATGAAAGGTGGAGTATGTAAAACATCGTTGTGTAAGGAAATAGCCTTATACTTATCAGAAGTATATCAGAAGAAAATACTTGTGATAGATATAGATCCACAATCTAATTGTACTCAGTCATTTTTTGAGCGATATAAAATTTTTAGTGGAGAGCTAATTACTGATACATCAAATATTCAGTCGATTCAAAAAATTTTTTCTCCAAGCATAGGAAGATTGGAAAAACCATCACTTGATGAAATAATTTTACAGCTTTCCGATAATTTACATATTGTTCCGGGTGAATTAGAAACAATCTTTATGGAAAGAGAAACTGCAAGCGGAGTCGCCGAGCAAAAATTACGTAATTTCATAGAGGATAATCAGCTGCAAGAGAGCTATGATTATATTTTGATAGATTGTCCACCAACATATTCATTCTATACTATAACAGCTTTATTGGCTACAGATTTATATTTAGTACCAGTAACACCAGATGCATATTCATTATTAGGAGTTAATCTTTTACAAGAGGTCATCATTCATTTAAAAGATAATTATAAGTCTAGTTTTCGAGAGAAACCTTTAGACAATCTAGGAATTATTTTTACTAAAATAACTAAAAGACCAAGAACTGGCATAAAAAATAATATGAGACAAATTAAAGAGGCTTATGCTGATCAAAATATGCCGTTTTTTGAAAATTCATATTTAAAAGCAGATAAAATTGCTACGGCCAAATTGTCCACATTTATCTTGGATAGAAAAGATGAAGCTTTAAAAGAGAACATGAAAAAGATATGTGAAGAATTCATAAGCAAAGTGGGGGAATATAATGAATAGAGAAATCTGGACAAAGAAAATAAGGTATATTAAAAATTTAAAAGACGAAGAATTGATTAGAATGGAGAGTTATTCGTTGATTGTTAGCTTTATGCTTTCAAAAGATGCATTTAAATTTAATGTTGATTTGAAACGATTTATAGAAAAATTAGGAATTGAGTGTAAACCATATTTACTAAAAAGCAGAACAGCAATATTGGGAAGAACTATAAGAGTATTAGAAAAGGCAGAAAAGCAGCAACTATTAAAATATGTCAGTGTTATAAGTGAAGAAATTGATAGTTTGCCAGAAACTCAGAAGCCAGAAACAGTAAATAAGAAAAATGAGAAGAACTATATGAAAGAAGTGCTTAAATTATATGGAAGAAAGGGAAACCAGTGAGTGAGTATTTAAAATTTATGGAAAAATATTTTCCATATTCTTCGAAAATTCCAAATGAAGATAAAATATATCAGCTTGTATGTGAAAATAATTTAATGGTAGGAATTATTCTTTCGAACATGGATGCAAGTAGATTTTATCTGAATGAAGAAAAATTAATATTTTATCGTAGATACAGAGATGGTGTTAATAAAATATTAATTTATATTCCCCTAAATGATGAAATTGGAATCTATGCTTGTATGAGATATTCAATAGAACAACTTTTGAAATTTATTTATTCAATTTATTTTGAAAAGAATATTGCTGATATCAGCAGAACGAGTTATAGATACATTAAAGAAGACATAAAAAAGAATGGAAATATTGATACAGATATAAAAGAATGTTTATTAAGATTATATACATATTATGCCAACTATTCAAATGATCTTCATGACAAAGAGGTAACCTGCAATAAAGAATTGGATTTTTTGGGAAATATAATTCAATCGGAAAATGAGTTCGCTGACGGGATAGAAAAAGATTTAAGAAATATACTCATTCTTTCTTATAAAATAATGTGTCATGTGTTTGATATAAAGTATAATTTATTGAATGTATCAGAAAGATCATCCCTTGAAAGTTTGAAGTCAAAAGGGGGAAAAAGGAAAATTTATAGTATTTTAAAAAGAGATGATATTACAGAGTGAGATAATATAGTAATTCAAGACCGCACAAAATGTGCGGTCTTTTTCTTATTCCCTTAGCTCAGTGGTAGAGCACAAATGTCCCAGGTTCGATTCCTGGAGGGGATATTTCCAAAACGAATAAAGAGGTGGTGATGATGCCGAGAAAGCCGGACGAAAGAATAATTCAGGCAAAAGAACTATACCTGAAAGGACTGAAATTAGTTGAGATTGCAAATTAACTAAGTCTTGCGGAAGGAACAGTTAGACGATGGAAAAGTACTTATAAATGGGATAACGAACGTTCGGATAAAAATAGCGAACGTTCGGATAAAAAGAAAGGCGGTCAGCCTAGTAATAAAAATGCAGAAAAGCATGGTTTCTTCTCGAAGTATCTTCCGGAAGAGACCTTTTCTATTATCCAGGACATCGAGAAGAAAAATCCTCTTGATATTCTCTGGGAGAATATACAGATTGCTTATGCAGCCATCGTAAGAGCGCAGCAGATCATGTATGTAAAAGACCATGAGGATAAGACGATTGAAAAGATAGAGGAAAAAGAGGGAAATGTTATAGGTGAAAAATGGGAGGTACAACAGGCATGGGATAAACAGGCAACATTTTTAAAAGCACAGGCAAGGGCACAAGGAGAATTAAGGTCCTTGATAAAGCAATATGATGAACTGTTGCATAGTAATTATGAATTAGCAACAGAAGAACAGAAAGCAAGAATAGGAGTATTGAAAGCAAAGGCTAAAGTTGATGATCAGATATCTGTAGAGGATAAGGTGGCTAAGCTATTCGAAGCGATAGGCGGTGAGCTAGATGCTGAATCTGAATAATATTTATACGCAGAAGCAGATAGATATACTGAAAGCCTGCCAGAATACAGATTGGTTTATGCTGATCAATCATGGGGCGAAGCGTAGCGGTAAGACACAGCTAGACAATGATATATTCTTGCAGGAACTCATGAGGGTTCGGGGAATAGCAAATAAATTTGGGATAGATACTCCACAATACATTCTTGCAGGATATTCTTTTTCAAATATTCAGAAGAATATCCTCATAGAGCTATCTAATAAATATGGATTTGAATTTAAGTTTGATAAATACAATAATTTCACATTATTTGGTGTAAGGATTGTACAGACTTCTCATGGTTCAATATCTGGCTTGGGACGAATCCGAGGCATGACAGCTTTTGGAGCTTATATTAATGAGGCATCACTTGCAAATCAGGAAGTATTTGACGAGATTAAAGCAAGATGTAGCGGACCAGGAGCAAGAATTATTGCCGATACTAACCCAGACCATCCGGAACATTGGCTACTAAAAGACTACATCCAGTCAGAAGCAGCTGGGATTATGAGCTTTCATTTCCGATTAGATGATAATACGTTCTTGGATGAAAGATATGTGCAGCAGATCAAAGAAACAACCCCCAAAGGGATGTTTTATGATAGAGGTATTAATGGATTATGGGTATCGGGAGAAGGAGTTGTTTATCCGGAATTTGATAGAAATGTCCATGTAATCACGAGAGAACAGGCAAACGAGATAATATTTGACCGGTATTTTGCTGGTGTGGACTGGGGCTGGGAGCATTATGGAGCAATTGTTGTAATCGGAGTAAAAGGTGATGAGTATTACATCATAGAAGAATATGCAGCACAGCATAAATATATAGGTAAATGGATAAAGAGAGCAAAGGATGTTATCAGAAGATATGGTAACATCCCTTTTTATTGTGACCCGGCCAGAACAGAGCATATCTCAGCTTTTCAGAAAGCGGGAATATCCGCATATCTGGCAAACAACAGAGTATTGTCAGGAATTGAAGCGGTCGCAACGCTTATGACGACAAAAAAATTCTTTATTGTTTATGATGAATGTCCGAGATTCCGGGAAGAGATTTATAAGTACGTGTGGAAAAAGAACACAGGAGAACCATTAAAAGAGAATGACGATGTTCTTTGCGCAATCCGATACGGCATTTACTCCGATATGACAGTAAGAGAGATAGAAACTCCACAAAAACAGATACAGAACGCAAAGAGATTGAGAGGTATGTTGCGATGAGCGAGGAAACATTACATGTAAATGAATTTGAGAAAGATACAAAACCGGTGTATCGTTCTGAAAGAAATTTACAACAGAGATATGGGCCGGAAGCCAACTTCTCGTATCGTGCTCATAGTGCGGAAGAGATTTTGAGAGATAAAGCATTATTAAGGGAAATGATAATGAATCATCACGAGGTACAGTGTCCAAGGCTTGCGGCATTAGATGATTATATCAAAGCCAGAAATCCAACGATTTATAATGCAGAGCGGCGAAGGACGGAAAAAGAAAAGGCGGATTACAGAGTAGCTCACAATTTTGCTAAGATTATCAATGTATTTGACGTAGGATACAATACCGGGGTTCCAATAAAGAAGGTCAGCGAAGATGATAAGATTAACGAGATGATAAAAGAATATGACCGGGTAAATGATGTTGAAGCACTGGATGCGGAGCTGTGGAGAGATTTCCGCAAGTATGGAAGGGCCTATGAACTACAGTATCGTAATCAGAATGATGAGGATAGGTCGGTGATCAGTAATGTGTTTGAGACGTTCGTATGTTATGGATTGGATGTAGAACGCACACCTTTGTTTGCTGTAAGGTATCCGAAGTACAAGATCGGACAGGAAGAAAGGGTATCTATAACAGTCTATACAGATACAGAGACCATTACATATAAACCGACTACTGTAAACATTCTCAATCTGGAAGAAGAAAGCAGAGAGCGGCATTATTGGGGAGAGGTTCCCATCACAGAATACTCCCCGGATAGATATCGTCAGGGAGGATATGAGGATGTCACATCTTTAATAGATCTTTACGATGCAGCGGAATCGGATTCTGCAAACTATATGAGTGATTTTAACGAGGCAACACTTGCAATCACAGGCGATCTTGACATGAACAGATATACTGTTCAGGACATGATTGATATGAAAAATGCGAATATGCTGCTCTTAAGCAATGGAATCAATCCAGACGGAAGCAAGTCACAGACAGATGCAAAATACATCTATAAACAATATGACGTGACAGGGGTAGAAGCCTATAAGGAACGCTTACAGAAAGATATTCACAAGATATCCTTTGTGCCAGACCTTACAGATGAAGCTTTTGCCGGAACGCAATCAGGAGAAGCGATGAAGTACAAACTCTTTGGTTTCCAACAGGTATGTAAAACGAGCCAGAGAGGATTCAAGAAGGGATTAATGCGCCGCTATCGCTTGTTGCTTAATATCAAGAACTTTGTACAAGAAGCGGATAATGCAGACTTAGGAGAATTGCAGATTATATTTACTCCAAATCTCCCAAAAGCTATCCTTGAAGAATTGAAAGCTTTAGCAGATGCCGGAGCACAGTTTAGTCAGGAAACTTTGTTAGGGCTTGCTTCTTTCATCGAAGACGCACAGACAGAAATGGAAAAAGTAAAAGAGGAGGAAGAAGAAAATAAAAATGATTTAGTGTTGAATCAGATGTTTTCTCCAGTGCAGAGTAGTGCAGAGGAAGAGGTGAGAGCGGATGAAGGAGAATCCTAGTCGCTCATATTGGAAGAAACGAGAGGAACAGGCAAGAAAGGAACGTGCAAAACGAGAAAAAGGATATCAGGAAGAAATCAAAGAGATATATGAAGATATGCTCGATGATGTACAAAAGGAGATAGATTCATTCTATGCAAAGTATGCAAGAAAGGAAGGAATCTCTATAGGAGAGGCAAAGAAGAGAGCATCTAAACTTGATATTGAAGAATATGCTCGTAAGGCAAAGAAGTATGTAAAGTCAAAAGACTTCTCAAAAGAAGCAAATGAGGATATGCGGCTTTATAATATGACAATGAAAGTCAATCGCTTAGAACTTCTGAAAGCAAAGATTGCTTTAGAACTTACAGGAGACTTTGATAAGCTTCGGGATTACTACGATGAGGTGCTCACTGATGAAAGCATGAAAGAGTTTGAACGGCTTGCTGGTATTCTTGGTAAGACCATTACAAAAGCAGACACAGTAAAGAGAGTGAAAGCAATCGTAGGGGCATCCTTCCATAATGCAACCTTTTCGGAACGTATCTGGGGACAGAAAGAACTATTAAAACTTGAGGTAGAGAAACATCTTCGCACAGCTCTAATACAAGGGAAAGGCTCAAGGGAACTTGCCAGAAGACTCAGAAAAGTATTTGGAGTCTCTCAGTATAATGCAGAGAGATTAATGACTACGGAGCTTCGAAGAGCAGACAGAAGTTGCAAAACAATCTTATGAGAAGAATGGCAATGAAAAGTATGAGTATATGGCAACGGGACCACATCCATGTAAGATCTGCAAAGGATTAGATGGGAAGATATTTAATGTATCGGATATGATGCCGGGAGAAAATGCCCCACCTATGCATCCTCAGTGTCATTGTACTACTGGTCCAGCTCATGATATGGAAGATTATCATGCATGGCTAGATTGGCTTGATAAAGGTGGAACCACGGAAGAATGGGAACGCTTGAAAACACTTGGTAAATCTGATAAGATGCAGTTAACGAAGAAAGAAAAGAAAACACTTCTTGAATACAAGAGTTCAGCATCTTATAGAATTAATGAGCTACTAAGAAATCATAAAGATACAGATGAACTTCCAGAACAGGAACGAAAGTTTGTAGAAGAGTTAGATTCTGCTTTATCAAAGATGCCCAAATATGAAGGAAATCTTATACGGACAGTTGATTTTACGGCTTTTTCAGATAAAAATGAGAGAATTGAAAAATTTATGAAAGAGTATGTTGAAAATGAGACAGTCACAATAAATCAATATTGGAGCATGTCAAAAGAAAGAGGGTATAATGAAGATGCAGACATACAAATTTATGTTCAGTCCTCAAAGAAAGGAAGAGATATTAGTTCGATTGGCTTAGATGAAAAAGAAGTGCTTTATGAACGAAAACAAGAATTTTGTGTTGTAAAAACAGTGAATTACAACGGAAAATATTTCATACTTTTAAAGGAGCGATAGCGATGGGCTTAACAGCAAGAGAATGGATATGGCTGCCGCGAGATGAGCAGGAAAGAAGAAAAGGAGAATTATCTCAGCACGAATGTTTTTTACTTCGAACTAGATACGATGATGTACATCCTACGGAAAAGGAAAAAGCAAGTCTGACCCAGGAAGCAAAAGAGAGGATGCTACAAAAACCAAGTGAAGAAGAAATTCGAAAGTCAAAAGAAAGTGATTTAAAAGTAATGAAGATGTTTGGACTTATTCCAGAACAAGTGACATTTGAGGAATGGGAAAATGCAGGATATCCTATAGGATGGAAAAACGAGTGATTTTATCTGACTTCCATTATCAATACTTGTAAGTTTTGATAATGTACAGATAACAACGAAATATAGAGCGGACAGCTTTATCAAAACTTATTATCAAAAATAATACCATCAATCATTGCGATTGGTGGCATTTTTATACTTATTTTTAAGAAAAGGAAGGTAAGAGAACATGAAAAAGTATGTTAGAACAAAAGTAATTGAAGCAAGACCAATGACAAGAGGAGATTACAATAACTACAGAGGCTGGCAGATTCCAGCGGACGAAAATCCAGAGGACGCAGGCTATCTCGTGAAGTACAGCGATGATTATGTAAGCTGGTCTCCGGCATATGCATTTGAGGAAGCTTACAGAGAATATGATAAGAATAAGCTTCCAGCAACGGCGATAGGTATGATAAGTGAAGACTACAAAGAGCGTTTCAAAGCAGAATATAAGCAGTTAGAGATTCGCTTTGACGGATTAAGAAAAATGCTTAAGAAATGGGATGAGGGAACGCTTGCCTTTGAACCTACTTGCCCACGCAGCACTTACAATATGCAGCTTAAAGCTATGGCAGATTACATGGCGGTACTCGAAGCAAGAGCAGCAATGGAGGATGTAGACTTAATGATTTAATTGTGCCGGTGCAAGAAAGGAGAAAGACATGATCATCACAGGAATGGCACACTTTGAATCAGTGTGCAAAAGAAAATTGGTTGAATGGTATCGCAAAAACAAAGCGTGTGTAGAGATTGACCTCAGTAATGTATATATTGTCTGGTCTTGTAAGACATTACAAAATTACAAGTGTCTTGCATCAACAACAATTTCGGGTGACGGCATCTATGCCGAATATACCTATAACGGAGACAAACAGGAACTTTACGAAGATGTGTATGGGAAATTAACAAATACATGTCACACAGAAGAATAGGAGGTGATCCAGGTTATCTCCCACCGGCGGGGAATGACCGGAAAGGAAGGAGGGTTTCTTTTGATTGAAGTAAGCGTTCGAAAAGATGAAGTCAAAGTTAGCGGACATGCTGGCTTTGCAAAAAAAGGGGAAGACATTACATGTGCAGCAGTTTCAATTCTCACACAGAACTTAGTTAATTCTATTCAGAATTTGACACAGGATAAGAGCACTTGCGTAGTAAAATCAGGAAAAGTAATCATAAATTTAGATTTTGGGAGTCTGTCAGAGCAAACAAAAACTCTGATAGATTCTTTTTTTCTTGGTATTTGCAGTATAGCAAATGAATTTCCAAACAATGTAAAAATTGTGTAACTTATTATTTGTCCGAAATGACATTAAACTACCCAGAGTGACGGTTCGGACTTAGTACGGAGCGGTACAGAAAGGAGCAATATGAGTAAATACAAATTAGACTTACAGTTATTCGCAGAAGGAGACGGTGGTGGCGCAGGAGACGGCAGCGGAGCCGGAGCGGAAGGAACAAACGGAAACAACCAGGGCGGCGAAGGGAGTAAAGAAACTGTCAGCTTCGATGATTTTTTAGCACAGGAAGGAAATCGTGCAGAATTTGACCGCAGAGTACAGAAAGCAGTGAATACAGCTGTAGGAAATGCACAGGCAAAGTGGAAGGCACTGGCGGATGATAAGCTCTCAGAAGCAGAAAAGCTTGCACAGATGACCGAATCGGAAAAAGCAGAGTATCTTCGCAATAAAGAGAGAAGAGAATTTGAAGAAGAAAAGGCGAAATTTGAGCAGGAAAAGCTTCTTGTAGAAGTTCAGAAAGAACTGCAGGAGAAATCTCTCCCGTTAGGATTTGCAGAATCTTTAGCAACCATTATGGATGCAGAGAAGATTAAGACAGCGATCACAGATATTAAAAAGGTTTGGGATGCAGAAATCTCTGAGGCGATCAAAGCTAAGGCAAGGCAGACTCCTCCGCATGACGGCGGGGGAACTCATGCCGGAGGCAGAAGTAGAAATGCAAGTATTGCAGCAATGGCAAAACAGAGCAGAATCATTAAATAAAAGAAAGGATAGAGAAAATGCATAAAACAAAATTAGATTTACAGTTATTTGCTTCGGAATTTAATCCGGATAATGTAACAATGTATGAGAAAAAGGATGGAACAATCCCGGAAAAATACAATACGCTTATTTTAAAAGATGTTATGGAAAACAGTAAGGTCATGCAGCTTGCAAAGTATGAAGAAATGGATGGCAAAGAAAAGAAATTTGAATACTTTGCAAAAGGACCAGGTGCTTACTGGGTAGGTGAAGGCGAAAAGATTAAGACATCGAAAGCACAGTGGTTAAATATTAAGATGGTTGCCAAAAAGCTTGGTGTAATCATCCCATGCTCAAGAGAATATCTCCAGTATAAGATGTCCGATTTCTTCGAAGTTATGAAACCGAAGATTGCAGAAGCATTCTATAAGAAGTTTGATGCGGCAGCAATCTTAAATGTGGAAAATCCGTTTCCGCAGTCGGTAGACGATTCTACAGAAAAGGCAGGAAACACAATCAATGGAGAGCTGACCTATGACAATATCCTTGCCCTGGAAGACCTGCTGACAGACGAAGATTACGATGCAAATGCCTTTATCTCTACAAAACGGAATAGAAGCACTTTAAGAAATGCTCACAAGATTGAGAACGGTGTTGTTATTGAATCAATTTATGATAGAGGGAATAATACAATTGATGGAATGCCAGTTGCAGACCTTAAATCACTTGATAAGGGAACATTATATGCCGGTGATTTTGACTATATGTACTACGGAATCCCATTTGGCATGAGCTACAAGTTAGATGAATCGGCACAGCTTTCAACACTGACTAATGCCGATGGAACACCAGTCAATCTGTTTGAGCAGGAATTAGTGGCTTTGAGAGTAACAATGGATGTTGGTTTCATGATTGTAAAAGACGAGGCATTTGCTAAGTTGACATCCGGTTCTCTTAAAACATTAAAAGTAACCAGTGCGGCCGGAACAAAGGCTGGAGACACTAAGGTTACCGTAACACCAACAGCTACCGATAGTAATACATACAAGTATAAAGTCGGAGAAAATCTCGATATGCCGGTAAAAGGACAGAACGTAAAGGGATGGACTGTATGGGATGGTTCTTCTGATATCACCGCTGAAACCGGAAAAGAGATTGTAATTGTTGAATGCGATGCCAAGTACAAAGTAGTTGGTGCAGGAAAGACAGAGGTAACTTCGAAAGCGGGGGTGTAAATGTATAGAGTAATCAGAGAATTTGCAGATTTAACAGATTCAAAGAAAATCAAAGAAGGAGAAATCTATCATAATTATTCTGTCGGGGATGTGTATCCTCGACAGGGCAAAAAAGTAGATGAAAAACGTATTAAAGAACTTCTTGGAGCAGAAAACGCAAGAGGAGAACCACTGATTGAAGCGGTACAGGAAGGTGATGTACAGTGACAGACATCGTTTTATTAAGCGATTTAAAGGAATTATTAGGACTCCCAGAAGAAGAACATAGTCTTGACCGAAGATTGACATTAATCCTTACAGGGACAAAAAAACGGTTAAAGTTTCTTCTTGGAGGATTAGATCCACCAGATGAGATGGATTATATTATTTTGGATGTTTCAATTATTCGGTATAACAAACTTGGTTCAGAAGGGCTTTCTTCCCACAGTGTTGAAGGAGAAAGCCTTTCCTGGTCTGACAATGATTTCTCTGGATATATGGACGATATCAATGCTTATCTTGACGAACGAAACAAGAACAAAAGAAAAGGGGGATTCAAATTCTTATGAGGTACGGCACACAAGTATTTTTTCAGAAACGAGTTCCAGGGGCATATGATTCTGATACGGGAAATTACGAAGAGGATAAAATTCAGGAAACATTAAAATACGCCTCTGTCATGGACACACAAACAAAGATGCTTAAATTAGTCTATGGCAGCATAAAGCAGGGAAGTCTTACGCTACACATTCGGAATCATTATAAAGAAAAATTTGATTACATCCGTATTGGTGAAAAGATCTATAAGGTTGATTACACAAGAAAGCTTCGGACAAAGCAGACGTTTATTGTGTCGGAGGTGGCTTGATGTCAGGAATCAAAATGATAGGGCTGAATGAACTCCAGAGAAAGCTGAAAGCAAACTGCAATCTAAATGATGTTAGAAGAGTAGTTCAGGTCAACGGAGATGAACTGAATGGAAAAATGAAACGGAAGACAACGACAGCATTTACGAAAGGGTATACGACTGGTGATACGGCCAACAGCATCAATACAGAGATACGGGATGACGGGATGACAGCAGCGGTAGGACCGACAACAGATTACTCGCCTTATGTAGAATACGGGACTCGGTTCATGCAGGCGGAACCGTTCGTAAAACCTAGTTGGGAAGAACAAAAAGAACTCTTTAAAAAAGACATGGATAAACTTGTGAAATGAGGTGAAAAGCATGGATCCACAGCAGGAATTATTTTCCTATTTACTTGTAGCATTAAAAGAAAAGTATCCAGATATCGGGATTTATGACTCATTCCTTCCACCAGAAGGAACACCGTACCCGTTTATCTACCTTGCAGATTCTCATCAGACGGACGATAGAAATAAAACGGTAGCAATCGGAATTGTCTTTCAGACAATCCATGTCTGGCACAATAGTCCAAGACAGCGAGGAACAGT